CAACACCATCGCGCTCGCCGAGCAAATCCACGAATGCGTGCCCGTCAAGCTGCAGCGGCTGAACCTCCTCCAGCTCGCGGTCGCCTCCGAACTGCGCGTCGCGTTCTGCGGACGGATGACCGGCACCCGCAATTTCGACGACGTCGCCGACCTGTTCCGCAAGCAATTCGCCTATCCGCTGAACAAGAACGGCGTCGAGGTGAAGTTCATCATTTCGACCAACAGCCTGTCAACCGGCGCGCTCGACGTCGGCGATCTCAGCTTCGTCGACGTGCAGAAGAACGACCGCGCAAAGTTCCACGCGCTGCTGCCGACCCTGCATGTCGCGGTGAACCTGAGCCACGTCGAGGACTTCTCGCTCTCCACATACGAGCCGCTGCTGCATGGCGTCCCCGTGATCGTGCGCGACCGCCCCTGGGCCGATTTCCTCGGGGCCGACTATCCATTCAAGGTCGCCAACGAAACGCAGGCCTACGCGCTGATCTCCGAGTTCGCCCGCAACTATGACGTGATGTACGCCAAGTTCCAGGCCTGGGAAGCGACGACCTGGAGGGCGTTCGTCGACAGCGCCCGCAACGCCACGACCGCCGAGACCGCCTGGAAGCTGGCTTGTCGCCACGAGGCCAAGCTGATGAAGCGGCTCTCCGAGGAAGAAGCCTATCAGGCGTTCCGCGACGTCGCCGCCGCCTGCGCGGGCGAGGAAGCCGATCCGCTGAAGCTCGCCCGCGAGAAGGGCATGTTCAAGCTGCTGCCGAACCCGGACATGGTGCCGCTCGGGCGGAGGCCGAACGAATACTTCCTGAAGCCGTTCATGAAACTCGCCGGCTGGCGAGACACCAACGCGCCGGGCGTGTTCCGCCGTTAGCCCGGCTTGCAATTAATTTCGCGTAGGGCCATTGTCCCCGCGAAGACACCGGAGAGACACACGTGGGTTCGATCGACAAGACCAGCGCCTTGCAGCGCCTCACCGTGCCCTTGAGCCGGCTGGTCAAGAACGCCGACAACCCGAACCGCATGAGCGCGCGGGAGTTCGACCTCTTGTGCGACAATCTCGGCAAGACCGGAATGACCGACGCCATCCTGGTGCGCGAGATCGAGCCCGACGCCGCCGGTCCGCTCTGGCGCATCGTCGGAGGCCATCACCGCTATTCCGCCGCCGCTTTTTTGGGCTGGGAAGACGTGCCGATCACGGTGCTGCCCGACGATTTCGACGACGAGCAGGAGAAGTTCCAGCTGGTCAGGATGAACGCGATCCACGGCAAGCTCGACCCGGCCGCGTTCTACAACCTCTATTCGCAGCTGTCGGACAAATACTCTGAAGAAATCCTGCAAGACGCCTTCGGCTTCGCCGAGGAAGCCGAGTTCAAGAAGCTGATCGCGCAGACCGCGAAGATGCTTCCCGACAAGCATCTGCAAGAGCAGTTCAAGCAAGCCGCCGCCGAGATCAAGACGATCGACGGCCTGTCGGCGCTGCTCAACAAGATGTTCACGCAATATGGCGACACGCTGCCCTACGGCTATCTGATCGTCGACTATGGCGGCCAGCAGTCGATGTGGCTGCGTTCGCCGAAGAAGACCATGGACGCGCTGGCCGTCATCGGCATGATGTGCATCGACAAGAAACGCACGCTCGACGACGTCATCGGGGGCTTGGTCAGGTCCATCGCCAAGGGCGAGCTGAAGGACGCCGTCGCCGCGCTGATCGCCGCCTCGCCGGAAGTGCAGCTGCCCGATCCCATGAGCCTGCCGCCGACCAAGGACAACATCGAGAAGCTGGCGGCGGCTTCGTGACGGCGAGGGTCGGCAAGGGGTTCGCCACCCTCCAACAGTTCGGCGAGGCGTTCATCGCCCGGCTCGACGCCAAGTTGATCGACGGCGACAGCGCCCGAAAGGTCGTCGAATGGATACAGGGCGAAGAGAAGGCGCTGACCGAGGTAGAGCCGCTCACCCTGAAACGCATGATCGACCGCTACCGAAGCGGCGCTCTGCGCGGCAAGGCCATCGAGCGGGTCCAGGCGCTGCAGAAGCACAAGCCGCTCGGCTTCGTCGCCAAGCACATTCACGCCATGGCGCAGATGGAGGAGCTGGCGCTCACCCAGAAGGCGCGGCTCCACAAGATGCTGCAGCTCGAGGACGGCAAGCCGATGCTGATCGGGGCCACCAGCGCCGAAGTCCGGCTCTACAAGGAAATCCTCGTCGATCTCGCCAGGATGCAGCTGGAGACCGGCGTGATGCACCGCGCGCCGCGCACGGTGACGGGCGTGATGGTGGACGCGGCGGGAGAGGTGAAGTCGTTCACGTGGACCGACGAACAGGACGAATTGCTGCAGGGGATCATAGATCATGACCTCGATCTCGAAGCCGACGCCGAACAATAAGCTCGCGCGCTTCCTGCGGCTGTTCGCGTCGCTCGGCAAGGCGGGGGAATATGTCTGGGTGAACGGCAAGGCCATCGCCGACCTCGACGATCGGCTGGCCTATTACGCCGACTGCGCCCTGTGGCTGAAGGCCAAGGCCGCCGAGAGCCGCCGCATTCCCTACCGGGAATTGCCGGTCGATTTCCGCACGTTCGCCGAGTCCGACGCGCTGCTGAAGAAGCGCGGCGTGCTGTGGCCGGTCGTGATCGAATGCGGGCGCGAGCTGAACTCGGGCAAATATGTCGAATGCGTGCTGACGGGCGGCATCGGCGCGGCCAAGACCACGCTGGCGATCTACACGCTCGCCTATCAGCTCTACGTGCTCAGCTGTCTCGCCGACGCCCACAAGCTGTTCGACCTCGATCCCAGCTCGGAAATCCTGATGGTGTTCCAGTCGATCAACAAGAACCTCGCCAAGGACGTCGATTACAAGCGGTTCCGCGACATCATCGGCGCGAGCCCCTACTTTACCCAGGTGTTCCCGTTCGACGCCTCGCGCGAGAGCGACATGCAGTTCCCGAACTACATCATCGTCAAGCCGGTGGCGGGCCAGGACACGGCGGCGATCGGCCAGAACGTCATCGGCGGCATCATAGACGAAGTCAATTTCATGGCGCTCGTCGAGAAGTCGATGGTTTCCAGGGGCGACACCTACGATCAGGCCGCCGCGAACTACAACTCGATCGCCCGCCGCCGCGAGTCGCGCTTCATGCAGATGGGCACGCTGCCGGGCATGTTGTGCCTCGTCTCGTCGCGCAATTATCCCGGCGGCCTCACCGATCGCAAGGAGGAGGAGGCGAGGACCAATCCGCGCATCTACGTCTACGACAAGCGCGTCTGGCAGCTCAGGCCCGAGCGGTTCTGCGGCGACACGTTCCGCATCTTCGTCGGCGACGAGTCGCGCAAGCCCCGCTTCGTCGAGGACGCGGAGATCATGCCGATCGAGGACGAGCACCTCGTCCAGCAGGTGCCGGTCGAGTACCGCCCGACCTTCGAGAACGACATGCTGGCGGCGCTGCGCGACATCAGCGGCGTCTCGACCATGGCGCTGCACCCGTTCATGATCAATACCGAGCGGGTGGCGGCGTGTTTCGGCAAGGTGCAATCCATTGCATCTCGCGACGACTGCGACTTCAAGACGACGCGGATCGAGCTGTACCCGAAGCGCGTGATCAACCCGTTCGAGCCGCGCTGGGCGCATATCGACTTGGCGTTCTCCAAGGACAGCGCCGCCTTCGTCGTCGGCCACGTCCCCGGCTTCAAGCACGTGCAGCGCGGGGCCAATCTCGAAACCTTGCCCGAGATCGTGCTCGACATGCTGTTGGAGATCAAGCCGCCGCGCAACGGCGAAATCCAGTTCGAGGACATCAGGCAGCTGCTCTACACGCTGCGCGACAAGATGAAGCTGCCGATCAAATGGGTGACGTTCGACACGTTCCAGTCGAAGGACTCGATGCAGCTCCTCCACACCGCCGGGTTCATCACCGGCATCCGGTCGATGGACGCCGACACGCTCGCCTACGACATCACCAAGCAGGCGTTCTACGACGATCGCGTCAGCGCGCCCAAGCACCCCAAGGCGATGCGCGAGCTGATCCGGCTGGAGATCGACACCAAGAAACAGAAGATCGACCATCCGCCCGCCGGCTCCAAGGACGTCGCCGACTCGATTGCCGGCGTGGTCTGCGGCCTCACGCGCGCCCGCGAGGTCTGGATACGCCACAAGATACCGCTGCACCGCATCCCGCTGACGGTCATGGCTCCGAAGCCCCAGGAGGAGGCCAAGCCCGACAACCGCTCTTACATGGCGCGGCTCCGCGAGAAGCGCGGCCTGGTGGCCCGAGACGTCGACGAGGAGGCCTCATGAAGTACCTGTTCTATTCCGACTCGGCCCAGGCGCAGTTCGGCGCGGAAGCCAAGCAGCGCGGCTACACCGTCTATGTCGACGGTTACGGCATCGAAGTCATGGAAGACGGCCCGGCGGTCGAGGCCCTCGCCTTGGCCCACGGCGGCTACCCGGA